GGAAAACAAGTTGCTGAACAAGGTTCTATGAGAGATACACTTCGTATTGTAAAAGATATATGTGTACCTTTCCAAATAGTTATGAGTTACCCAGACGGTTCGGAAAAAGCATATCGTGCAAATTGTATGCTTTATGATTGTCAAACTATCGTCTTTAATCGCCATCTTTTGGCTTATGACGTAGCGTCTCTTTCCGGTCCTTCTGCCCCCTCTGTCCTCCGCATTGAACTTATCCGTAAAGGAAAAACCGTCATCTATCCTGGTGACAAGTTCAATGTAGTTGTTTCTGATTCCCTCGATTCTGCTCTTATCTGCTTTAAACGCGGAACTCAGATGGATGGTGTCAAAGACAGCTCTCATTTAGTTTTTAGTGGTGAAATACCGCGAGAAGCTTCTGTGAAGTATGTCGATGTCCATATTGATAGCGTTTCTACTCATGAATGCTATGACTATCATGTTGATGATAATCCCGCTTCAATGAGTATTAACGTTATTTGTAACGCTGACACAATCGAAGGTGATTGTGGAAAATTCTATCTTATAGATTCCACAAACCCTAGATATGCTGGTCTAATCGTTGCAATGCATCGTGGCATGTATATTGACAATAAGTATCAAAAGGTTGCTACTCCCATAACCTCCCTAATTGTTACTGAACTCAAGAAAATGCTCTATGGCGATGCTGTGAAAGAACAGGCTATTTTGGCTAATCCCAATCTATCTATTCTTTCTATGCTCGCACCATCTGAAACTCCCCACACCAGTGGAAAGAATAATTTGGTTGAAACCGAATTTTTCCTTCGTGCTGGTACCTTAGGTATCCCGCCTAATGAGAAAATGCCTTCGATGGTTAGAACCACCGGAGATATTGATCCTCTCATGAAGTCTCTTATGACTTTACAAGCTCGCCCCGCTCGTCCTCTTACTGAAGCGGAAGTATCCTTACTAACTCATTGCCTTGATCTCTATATTCAAGATCCTATTGGTGTACCCATCACTGATATAGATTATATGTCAAAGCAAGGATTAGATAAGAATGCTAGCGCCGGTTATCCTTATAATACCCCTCGTTACAAGATGCCCCTTAAAGGCGATTGTTTCGAGTCAGGTTATAAGAATGGCCAGTTTTGGCGAACTTTCAAGCCCCAAGTTGCTGAAGATCTTCATTCTATGATGGAAGACTTCGAAAATGAACGTCCTGTTCATCCCCCTCCCCGGTTTCAGTACGGTCTCAAAGCCGAACCTGTTTCCATCCAAAAAGCAGCTGAGGGTGAAACACGAGGGTTCTCAATTGGACCCTTTTGTCTCAACCTCGTAACACAAACTGTTTTTTACTATCTGTTTGCTGCTAATGACCCCATCAACGGAACTAGTTCCGTCGGTATCGATGCTCATTCCGAAGCGTGGGGCAGAATGTTCTCACGTTTTGTTCCATGTATCGATAAGATCGAAGGTGATTATAAGAAATATGATAAGAATATGTTCCAACAGTTCCTTGATATCGGTTTCGAAGTTATAACAAAGAAATACATTCGTATCTTTGGTCCCAAACTTGAAACCGCTATTAATGATCTTAAGTACTATCTTCGTACCAAGTTCTTTATAGGAGCGTTAGCTAAGCTCTCCTATCTGATTCCTTTCATTGTTGCCTGTTTCGTCGTTCAATACGCCGGAACTCAGAACAACTCTGGAAGTGCCATCACCGCTCTCGTAAATCAGATTGCAAACCTTTGCCTTTGGATAATTTATTTTTCCGAAGAATTCGAACGTGTTCACGGTCGTCTCCCTGAGCCAATGGAAGTGTTAGCCGCACTTGTCATGTCTTTTCATGGTGATGATTTAGTCGTTGGTAATCTAGACCCAAAAGTGAGACTTACTCCCGAAGCCTTTGCTATTTGTGCCGATTCTTTCGGATATATCTTTACTCCTTCTCAAAAAGGAAGTTTAGTTCATATTCATCACAAGACTATCGGTACTATTACCTACCTCAAACGTTCTCCAGCTTTTGTGTCAGGTGGTCTTACTCCTAACTCAAACTTTGGTCATATCCATGCTCAGAGATCTATCTCTGATATTTACCAAAGTCTAAACTGGAAAGAAAAACCTGTTGATGAAAATCTATGGTACGAAAGTGCTGTAGGTTCTGCCCTCAAAGATTTTTCCCATTATGGAAAAGCCGTGTTTGAAGAACACTTGCTCCGCGTCACTTACGTCCTTCGTCAAATTGGACGTTACTACAAATTCAAGTCGTACGAAGACCTTCTCAGAGAACGAAAACTCAAGACGATGGTCGATCGCCGCGACTATGAACTTTAGTTTCATAGTGATACTCGTCACCCTGACGTTAACTGGCGTTTGTCTTGATGTTACTGTAAGTACGTCTCGAATAAAATGTGTTCAGCACTGCCACCAAGGTACGATAACCTTATGGCCAGGTTTCCGTAGTAAGTATGTAACTTGCTGCGATGATAGCCTCCCTTTACAAGCCGATTCCAACACCACCCAAATTGAAACCGAAGTGAAAG